CATTCGAAGGCAATATTGATTGAGCGTCCACGTAGGCGCATGCTCTTTTTCCCTGTAGTCGGAGAGATCGTATAAGGTCCCTTCGAAAATATTTCACTTGCTTGCGGATACTTCTTTGCTTCGAAGTACACCTTGATAGGCACGTTCTGAGTGATGTCGGGGACAAACTGGTCTACGTACATCATGTCGTCCCCGTCACCGATTTGCATTTCGCCTGACTTAATGAAGGCTGGCATCACTGCGGTATCATCGTTGTATCCTGTTTCGTGCTCGTAGTAGCTTGATGAAACCGATGTTGCCGCAGTGGCAATTGGGTTCTCAAGGATATCTACGTCTCGCCAAGTGGTACGTTCCATTGTACCATCGTACCAAACTGCTTCTTGGTAATTATAGATGGCATATCTAGAGTTCTCGATGCTGTCTCCAGCAGGGTAGAACCACCAAATTTCGCTGAACTCAGTGTTGATTCCACAGAATACCTTCTCTTTCTGATCAAGGTTTAGTCTGTATGGATGAGTCTCAGAGAAGATAGCTTCGTCCAGCGTCGATGGTAGTTGACGCACAGTACCGTCGTAAACATAGAACGATCCCGCAGCCATCCAATACAGAATACCATTGAGGTCGATTCCCGCGTTCTTACCAACGAGTCCACAGTTACCTGCTAGGCGTGAGAACTCGTAGTAGTTCGGTGGGCCACGGTAATCCATTGCATACGCCCCTTCGTCTGTGAAGAGAACGTGTTGTTTCTTTGAGTCCATAGCTCCCACGAGCTTAGAACCAATAGGGATGCGGTAGTCCCCTGCTCCGTTTGTAGCAGCGGCAGTCCACTCCGTATAATCTTCTGTGTCTGACCAACGCACCAACATCGGATCGTAGTCACCACCTTGAACCGAAGTACCAAGAAGGACAACTTGTCTCGAAGGGTTGGACAAGAACATGTGAGTCGCGCGCGTAGGCGCAGCGTTTACGATGCTAGCACGGCCTCCAGCGGAAACGTCGTAGTAGTACAGAGCACCATCTTTTTGGTGAGCCATGAGGTCTTCACCCCAGTTGTGCAAGCTCCATTGACGAAGTTCAACTGCGACACCCCCTGATCCTGCAAGACCATAGTATCCATCTGAGTAACTATCTGATCCCCATCCGAAGAGAGCGCCGTTATCAACCAGTCCCGCAGTAATTAGGAATTGGAATGTAGTTGATACAGCGCCTTCCGCTGTGTATGTCGAGGTAGCTACTTCGTTACCATGAAGAGAGACATCAAAGTGGTCTGTACCTGCCGAAACAATTCTATAAAGATTCACAGAAACAGTCTGTCCGCCATCAGTGAGTTCTGTCGAAGTGCCAATATGAAGAAGGTCGTTTTTCTGAGCACCGTGCGCAGTAAGGGATACGTTGACAACGTTGGAACCAGAAGTTCCAGAGAAGGCACTCGCAGCTACTACGGAAGTACGGATAGGAGTGATATCTGTGTATTGTCCACCTTCTTCGAGCCAGAGGGAGTTGTTTGTACCTAGAGCAACAAGCTTTGAACCATCAAGAGTTGACCAAATGTGAAGAGCACGAGCCACACCTTGGTATGCCCCCATAGCTTCTTTCTTTGACCAACCACCGATTTTCTCAGGAATGTCTTGAGAAAAACGCATCTTGTCCGCAGACACCCAGTAACCTTCCGCCTTGTACTCAGTATCTTGGCGGTTAATTCCGGGGTTGATCTTTAGCTTGGTAAGCGCTCCATCACTCATTTAGGGCTCCTTAAGCTTGCGTTGCACCTTGGAAGAAGTACCACGCGTGGCTGTTTGCTCCCTCTTGTTTACCAACGAGAAGAGCCGCCATTGACCCATAGTTATTCAGATATGCATGACCCGAAGTGTTCACAAGAGATACACTTGCTCCCGCAGAAAGGCCAACTGTGACCCCTGCTTGGATCAAAGTAACGTTCCATCCTGCTGGCATATTCTTAGGAATAGGCACTGTAATTGCCGATGTGTTTTCAAAGCGGAAGATCTTCCCTGTGTCTGCCGAAGTCCATGTAAAGGGGTTCGTAGAAGATTCGATGACAGCAAGGAAGCCCTGCACAGGTTGGCCCTTGAATGTTACCGGAGCATCAATGCGAGCTACAGAGTTTTCTACGCGAGTAGACACAACGTTAATATGAGAAGTAACCGCAGCAATTTCGTCAGCCAGTGCAGCACTTGTTGTAGCCAGCGTATCGCCTACGCCACCACGAGCAACTTCGTAAACATTGGTACCATCTGAGTGAACAACGCCAATAAAATTCGAAGGAATCTTAAGTTCGTTCCCTGCATCCCCTTGCACTTGGACACGGATAGAAGCAGAGTTCGTAATCTTGTTTCGAATAACGTAATTCTTCGGGGAGCTTGGGATGTTTAGCCCGATGTTTGATGTGGGTGCTCCCGTAAGGATAAGCGCACGGTTTCGTGCTTCGTCGTCTACGCCATTCGATTGTGATAGGGTAATGTCGCCACCCGAAGTCATAGCGATGGAAACCGCGCCGTCTAGCGCAGCATCAATCTGGTCGAGCGTAGCATTAAGCTTGGTTCCCCAAGTGTTTTGGTTCTCACCAATCCCCTGCTTCTCTAGTCTGTTTTTTGCTGTAAATGTACTAGCCATTAGTTGTTCCCATCAAATGTGTTATGTACTTTGTTTGGATTAGATAGCGACTCAAGGCTATCACGACGCGATCTACGTCCTTCATTGTTCACGGCTTGGATCGCTTCCATGTATCTTCCATCCCAGATCTGAACCTTCTCGAAGTCCTTGTTGAACTTCGCCATCTCCGACATTGTGCCAAAGAATAGTGCGTCTGGATAGAAGTTTGTCCAATTGTTAATCGAAGCATTTGCTGACAGATACGTTGGCTTTTTCTCGTAAGTAACGATAAGCTGCGAATCAGCGTCAGGTGTAGGCACGATAAGAAACTTACTTACATCGGCATCTGCGTAATACACTGGCTCTCTCGTAGATGTAGCGTAGGGCCAGTAGACTTCACAGAAGGAACGATCACGGTGTCTAAGAGGCTTACGATTACCCGAAGAAGTCTTGTAGATAACTTCGTGTGTTAGCCTCCATCCCGAGGGTTTGTTTACGTAGCGAGTACCGTTCGTAAGAGAAACCGTAGTATTAGCTAGAAGAATCTGAGAGTCTACCTCACGCGCCATACGATCTTCTGCGAGCCCAATGGCCGTAGGGATAAAAGCACGGGCTTCCGTAGAGTCGTCCTCAGTCATATTGACAACGGCAGAAACCAGTGATGGATAGTTATAGACTCTATCAGCCATGGGTTACTCCTTAGCCTGTAGTATATCACGCACAGCGGGGACAGACAATGCGTCGTCTAATTGTGCTTCCGAAGTAGCAGCAATGATCATATTCTTCGTAAAAGGCTGCTCAAGAACATACTCGTAGGCTACTTGGACCGGAGTTTTTCCTTGTTCCTTAGCCATCTTGAAGACCATCTTAGCATTCTCGTCGGTCATAATTCCATGCCCTTCATAGGCAAAATTCTCACGAAGCCAGCGAAGACGACAGTTTTCCTTAGGCTCTCCCCCTCGATATTTCCCTGAATACACACCGTAACGAAGGACACCATAAGCCATAAGAGGCACAGGAGCTTGTTCTACACCCGCAGGATCATGTCCAAAAGCAAAGTGATTCTGGCAGAATATAGGGCTTGGAACTTCGTGTTTCTTGGCTTCTACACAATGCTCTTCGTAGGATTCATACGAAGCATTACTTAGTGCCCAATCCTTGATTTTTCCTTTGTTAATTAAGTCACCCATTGTCACCACGACGTTCTTAATCGTCGCAGGATGTGGGTCAACCCAATGCAGCATGTAGCATTCAGGCTCCTTCCCAAGGCGGTCTATTGAGCCTTCCAGCGCGCTACGGATTTCCCCGGGGGATAGGAAAGTGCGTCCGTTTCGGTGGATGTGCCCGGGCCCAAAGACCTTGGTATTGATAATCACATCGGTATGCCCACGGGACTTGAGCCAATCCCCGATGATTCTTTCGGTAACTCCGTGGTTCTTAGGGACCATCAAAGTGGGGTAACCTTCCGCCGTGTCAAGGAACCGGAAGCCACGCTCATACGCAGCATCCAGAACCTTGACAGACTCAGCGGCAGTTTGCTGCCCTCCGAAGTTACATGTTCCTAGTGAAATCTTAGGGTAATCCATAGTTCACTCCTAAATTGATGACGGCGGAAGCGTTGTAGGCGGAACTGTTGTAGGCGGTGATGTTGTTGTACCACCAGAGTTCGATGTAACGCTAATGCTGTAGTATCCTGTGTCTTGCACAGTTTGTGTCGCAGTATCACGGATTTCAATCTTTAGAACAATGTCTAGAGTTGACCCGTCCTGAGCCGAATTGCTAAGGTCATAGACGATATTTGAAGAAAGAGCTTCCCATGTGTTAAGATTTCCTGTGTTAAGTGATGTCTCTGATCCACTTTGTCTTGTAGCTCTAATTTCGTATTGAGTC